TTCTTTGATATTTCATGGGTCTTCCGTCCTGCTGACCCTATCGCGTTTATGATGCGTAAAGTTGCAGAGAGTGACCCTTACGAGATTATTTCGGGGGCACAAGCTGGTGAGTACATAGATAATATGAATACTCAGAAAGCTGCAGCTCACAAACTTGCAGTCATCAACAAGGTTGTACAAGGTGTTCCCGTCGATGCTAAATCTGAAGGTGTAGACCCTCAGGAACTAGAGGCACTACAACAGATGAGGCCCCTTGCACTGGACGCAGGGAAGAACACTCCAGATTTCTCGGATGACTCTCTGAGAGAATTATCAAAACACTCGCTTCCCAAGATTTTCTCGTCAATGGCAGCCGCAGGGATGATTCGTTTGAGCACGCCTGAAGTAACCAAGTTGGTTATGTATAAGAATTTCCCTAATCAGGATGTCTCTGAAGATGTTATTAGTAAAGCTGTGGGGGCACAACAAGGGATTCTCGACTTGTTCAAAGAATACCCCCAGTTACTTGAACAAATGAAATCAACAGGCGCATTGGACATGTCGTTGGATAACGTAGATGAGAGCATACTTAATTCTGTTAAACCCTTTATCGAGAAGCGTTCTGGTGTTGGTCAATATCTTAAACGTAGATTAGTCCCTGAAAAATATAGGGAAGAAACGCCTTTTATGACTCCACTGTCAATCACAGACCCGGGGTCAGGGCAACGGTATGGAACTACGCGTGGCGCAGCAGTTAGAGCGCACGACGAAGTTGCAAAACGTAATATGTATAAAATACTTGGTGGCGGTCTCCTTTTAGGAGGTGCTTACAAATTAGTAGGTAGTGGACTTGACCGGTTAGGCCACGGGAAATTTAAACCGTTGGCTGCATTAGGGTTGGGGGCACTGGGTACGTCACAACTTCCCAGCATGGGAAAACATTACATGACAGACCAAGGGATTCCAGTACCCGTCAATACTGAAATGGCCAAAATGTCAGGTGCTCAATCCTTAACATTACCTGCTATGGGGACGTTAGGGGTGATGGCTGCTTTGGCACATGACTACCAGTCTCGATTGAAATCAGGTATCCCTATAGGGTATGAACACCAACCTCTTTCCCGGAGAATCTTAGACAACGTAGAACAGTTTGCGAACGAGCATCCTATTGCTACTGGAGTAGGTGGAGTCATGTTAGGGCGTGGAATTTCAACAACGCCCCTGATTAGACGCCTTGCAGGGGGTGCGAAAAATATCGGGCGGCCTGTAATAGATACTGCGAAGGAAGTTGGGCGTGGTGCAAGAGAGACATTACGGGGTCTGGGTGGTGGGGGAGCAGGAATTAAACTGTCTTCTGTAGTAGATGATATGACAACTCCAGTAGACAGTGCCATACTGATGCCGGAAGTTGACCTAGATAAAGTTGCAGAGTGGCTTGGTTGGGCTATTTTGGAAGGTTGATTTTTACTTGTGAAAGAGAAACATGCAACCTATGATTGGTTGCGAACACTGTAATGAGGTAAACAATGGATTTGCAAGATGTCATTAAAAACATGGAAGCCGGTAGCGAAGGTCAGGTAAAGAGTGCACAAGCACAAGTTGCCCCTGCTACTCAACAACAAAACCTGGACGCTGCGCTTGAGAAAGCTGCAGGTAATACTGCTCCTGTTGCGCAACCCGTCGATGCGGTGGAGTCTCTTATGAAGACTGCCAACGAGTTGGCTGGCGCAGAGAAAGAAGCGGAACTTGCCCATGCTGCACTTTGCGGACAGGCATTTGCTGACGGCGCAATTTCTAAGTTTGCACAGTACGATGCGCAAGCACAGCAAGCTGGAGTTGTTAAACAAGCTGCCCAAGCTGAATTTGCCCTTGTAGCGGCACAATCAGAAGACGCACTCATTAAAGCTGCCGCCGAGCAAGGTTACGCTGATGCACAAGAAAAAATTGCAACAGAGTACAAAGCTGGACATGACGCAGTAATGCAGCAAGTACATGACAGCGCAGCTTCAGAATTTCTGAAAGGTGCAGCTGAAGTGGAAGTCATGGTAGCCATCGCACAGCAGCAGGTTCAACAGTAATGTATTCGACTGAGGCAAAACGGGTGTTTATTCAGTTGTATGAAAAAGCAACTGAGAAGTTAGCATCCGTGTACCCTACACAGAAGGATACCAGTAAGGAGGGTCAGCCAAATGGCACAACGACTACCAAGCGTTAATCAAGTCATCGCGGAAGCAACCGCGCAGGCGAAGGCCGTTCAAGCTCAAGAGAAAACAGCTGGCGTACAGGCTTCCTTATTTACTACACCCCTCGCTGCAGAGTTGCAAAAAGTAGCAGCAGCTTGCCGTAAAGAAGAAGTAGTCACTTTAGACGATGTTCGTGAATTCGCACAACGTCTACAAGGAGGTAGTCATGGCCAATAGAAGAGAATTGGCTGCCATGTTACGCAAGACTGCACAGCATTATCGCGAGCATGCTGCAGAATTGAACGAAAAAAAAGCCATCAAATGTGCTCAAGTACTAACTGCAGCTAAAGGTTTAGCTCAGTTACAGCATATTTTGAGAGGAGCAGGAAAATGAAACACGCTGATGTGTTAACACAAGCCGCAGAGGTTCTTGAGAAGACTGCCGCTTATATAGAGGGTATTGAGTCTGAGCGTATCGCAGGAGAAACTGCTGTACGTGAAAAATCAGCTCAGCACCTGGCAGAAAAGATTTCAGCCGCTACCGGTGAACATGTAGATGTTACACTGGCAGAGAAGCTGTCCTCTATGGGACCAGAAGTACAGGACATCCTCGGTCGTTTGACTGACGGCGGTCTTGTTGACTCCCTTGGGGACGTTGATGATAACGTTAAACTGGCTGGCGTTGACGGGGGAATGTCTCCCGCTGAGGCCAGTTTCTTGGCATTTATACAGTCATAGGAGGGATGCAATATGACTATTCTGAACTCGGCATTCGACATCATCGGCCACGACCCGCATGCAAGTGCGCGAGCTGGTTTGATGACCGTATTAGACGTGGAGGGTTTTGCCGGACCTTACGCTTCACTCCCCGCGAGTGGAACGCCCACACCTGGTAGTATCGCAACAGGCTCGATTGTTGTGATGAACTCAAGTGGTAATGCAGTTGCCGCAGACAGTGGTGCAGCAGCAGGATTGGGCGCAGCTCCATCCATGTTGTTCGTCACTGTAGACGGTGACCAGGATTACTCGGGTGCTTTCGTTGGTAAGCTAACATGTATTCAGGGTGGTGCAGAATTCAAGCTCGATACCGAAAATTTCGTGGCTGCTGCATACACTCCGGGTGGATGGCTTACTCCGGGTACAGGCGGAAACGTAGGTAAATTCCAAACAGCTACTACCGGAGACCAAATCTACGGTATGGTTGGCTCGATGGGCTACGACACGTCTGAAGACACCCTTCACGTGGTAATTCCTCAGGGAATTGCTCCAGCAGCACCGTAAGAAAGGAAGCTGAATATGAATTATATGACACAGACAGAACAAGCGTCAGCTTCTTTCATCAACTCCAATTTCATGCGTAAGCTGGAAGAGGGGCACACAAAAGAAGCCGAAGCTGAGAGCTCGAATTTCATTCGTGAAAAACTGCGCCAAGAAGCTGCAGTACGCGAGATTATGGTTCCTGAAGGCGTATCCGAAGAGGACCTGGACCGCGACGAGCACACTGACCAGCCGAAAATCATCGTAGAGAAAGAACCCGATTCCGTGGCTACTTTCGTACAGTTCCAAGGTACAGGACGTAGGTCTTGGTTCCGCGGACCTCGTTACGCGATTTACTTCGGTAAAATCGAATCGCAGCGTTTCACCAAGAACAAGTTTGAACTGATGACCTACCGTAGTGACATCCGCAAGATTCTTTCGGATAACTCGGTCAAGGACATGGCGGACCAGGAAGACATGAAGTTTGCGGAACTCATCACTGCTATCGCAGCGTTGAATCCTGCTCAGCAGTCTGCCGGACCATTCCAGTCGGGTACGTTCAAGCAAGCCATGCAGGCTATGTTGGACCGTGAGATTCCTGTTGGTAAGATGCTGATGACAAAATCACAGTACCTCAACGCATTGGACCTTCCTGCCACTACCGTCAGTGATGATGTTGCAAAACGCCACTTTGACGAAGGCATCGAAGCCTCCAACAAGTTGTGGGGTATTCCTGTAGTAACGACCATCAAATCTAGCATTTATGCGAACGACAAAGCATGGATGTTTGGTCCTCAGGCCCCCAACAACTTCCTCGGTAATTATTTCCTCTTGCAAGATGCTACTCTGTACATCAAGCAGGAAGCTGACACAGTAGAATTCTGGAGCTACGAGGCTATCGGTCTCGGTATTGGTAACAGGTTAGCCGTTCAGCAAATCACTATCGTATAGATAGAGGGTAGGAGAATAGAATGAAGTTGGTACAGCTTAAGAATAAAACGGAAAAACGAATCAGCATAATGCAGGTCGGCCTGCGTCTTAACCCCGGGCAGATTGGAAGGGTGCATCCATCGACGGTATCGCATCCTGCCGTAGCTCCGTACGTGGGTAAAGGGCTGGAAGTAATTTCTGAAAAAACTGCTGAAACGAAGGTGGAGCCCATTGCCCCCGCCGTACCTATCGACCCTCCAGAGGTCCCAGAGGTCCCAGAAGTTCCGGAAACTCCGGAAACTCCGGAAATCCCTGCGGAAGTAAAAGAGGATGACGTAAGTACAGACGGAGAATCCCTTCGAGATGCATTTGTTGAGGCTCCTGGCATAACAGACGATAACGTTGACAGTGTCATGAGTGTTTTTACGACATTTGAAGAGCTTGCCGCCGCTTCCAAGGGTGACTTAACAGAGCTCGGAGTTGCGAAGTCCTACGCCAAGAAGCTTCTCGACTACGCTGCAAGACAATAATCCCCCTTTCTCCTACAGTTGAAATCACCTACTATTAGTCCAATACACTTGCGCCTTGTGGAGGCTATTTATGGCAGTTGTAAATCAAGATTATCCAAACACCGAAGATATGCTTGTAGTGGATGAATCTAACGAGCCGATTGAGGCCGCGGAAATACGGGTATTTGACCAGACAGCATTTGATGCAGGTGCAGTGGATACGTGGGAAGCCATGACTACATCCGACGAAGATGGTAAATGGGTAGACCCTATTGTTTTAGAGGATGGTCGCAATTGGGTTGTGCACTTTCAAAAAGAAAGTATGTTTGGCCCCGTACATATTGAGATAACAACATAGAGGCTGTATAATATGCCCCAGGAGGACCTAAATGATAATTGTAGGACAAACACCAATATCCTTACGTCAGCTAAGTGCGGCTGCTTTTGCCGGAGAACGTCCTCAAAATTTAGATGCGGACGTTTATTCACCTGTCCCTATTGATGGTCAGTTAACTTATGCAGATATAACGGACCATACAAAGACAGCTTTAGCGCAAGGGGGGCTTTTTGATTTTGGAGATTCACAAGCTGTTCGAATTCTTGAGATTAGAGCGTTAGCTGCGCTTGGTAATATCTCCGTAATAGTAACTGACAGGGAAGACCTTCAGACTATGACCTTAACGGTTGGAGGTTCTACTCCTGCTATAGATTTAGTTGCTTTAGGCGTGTCCCCTGGGGACTCTATCACCGTGTATGTAGATGCTGCGGGGACAACCGAAATATTCAAAGTTAAAAGAGTTATTGACGCCACGCACCTTGTTACTGAAGAGATACACCCAGGTTACGCCCTCGTCGCACCTGACGTATTTACTATTGCAGCACCCAACGGTGCAGCAAGGTATACACACACAATGGCGGCCTCAAATACTCTCGACATCGACCCTATTACTACGCATGATGTTCCTCTGGGAACTCCTGCTACCAGTTTTTTAGGGTTTACAGCACCTCTAATCGTTACACCGTCTCAAGTACTTAAAGTCGCGACCGCAGGAGCTGGTGCAACAGGTTGGCTTGATATTTACGCTGTAAAGGCAGACTTCTACTAATGCCTGTTCAACTACCAGCAGATGCTTTTCGCGTAACATCGGAAGACATCCGTAT